GTCCAAAATGCCGATCACAATGTCGTGATTTTGATCTAATGCCCGAGCTTGCTCTCGCAAACTAACCGCACTTTGTTTGGTCGATACGTTCGCACCTTGGCTTTCGCGTTTTGCTTTGTGCGTACGGTTTGGCATAGCCGCCTCATACGCATTCATCACATAGCGGTTTTTCGCTCGCTGTGCGCCCCATTTAGGCGAGATTGCGGCAATCGCTTTATCTACTATTCCCATCGTTTAAAATCTCGCATATTTGATTCTGTGGCGTTTAACGCGCTGTCTTGTTTCCGCTAACAACTCATTAAGCATTTGTTGATAGCGGTCACGTTGTTTTGTCCATTCGGACACTTGGTAAGATACCGATCGCCCGTTAAAGCTCACTTGGCTTTGGGCGTTTTCGATTTTTTCATCAAGCGCTCGGATTTTTTCTTCGAGTTCGTCTTTGTCGTAAATCACAGCCACCCACCTTTTTTCTTATCGCCACCACCATTTAACCAATTACTTTTTGCTTTGGTTCTAGGTTGCGGTTTAACTTGTTCAATTTCTACCGCACTTTCCGTTTCTTCTTCCGGTGCGGTTGTTTCTTTTCGGATCACCTCGGGGTTTAAGTGGGGGAGTTTTGCCCAGTAAGGGACGTGATCCTCATCACCCCACTTAATGCGCTCATAACCTCGCAAAATAGCGATTGCATGGGCATAGCAAAATAAATCAAACGCCTCATTGCTGCCTTTACCAGGTTTGCGCCATTTGCCGTCTTGTCCTCGCTCCTCGTAGGTCAGCTCATCAAAAAACCACTCCCCAAGCCATACCGGAAAATGGATATAGTTAGCGCCGACAGTCTCGCGACTTAATGCGTTACTAATGCGATCTTTGAGCTGATCTGTTTGGAGTAAATACAACGGCACATCACCGCGCGCTTTAGCGTGGCGGTCTGATAGTGCGCGTAATAAGTTTTTGACGGCGTGTGCTATCACCTTTGACGAGATAGACGCGTTTAGATAATCCATCGCGTTTGCATCTACGCCAAAACTTATAGGCGTTATCCGTTACACCGTCCTCACCGCCACTATCCACCGCCATTGCAAGGATTGGCATAAACCCACCGTCTAGCCCCTCAATGCGATATTGCTTATTGAGTACATCACTAATAAGCAAATCCCAGTCCTCAGGGTAGGCGGACGGGTCAATAGGATGACACTCGCCGTCAGCATTGGCACGCATTGATGATTTGATGTTGTATCGATCAATAAGCCATCGTTCGCTGTTTTCACCGTAGCCCACAATTTGGACTACAAAGCGGCGATTCCGCCCACCCTGTACGTCAACCGCAGCCAATAAAAAACGGCACCCATAAGGTACCGTTCTCTTTTCGGTTTCTTCGCGTCGCTCCATTAGCTCATCACTTCGGCGTTGCTCAAGTGCGGAGCGAGGTAAATAAGGCAATCCCCAGTCAGTATTTGTTACTGCCTTTAAGGTCTCCTCACTGCCGGTCATTTCAAATTCGTGCTCAGCATTGAGTAGTTTATAAGTCAACTGCGCCCATGTTTGATAAGCGGCGGCAGGGCCCTCTAGCCAAAATGATGCGATACGGGAGTTTCTGCCCTCACCATGTATCACACCGTCTTTGTCTATCATTTGCCCCTCTTTTAACCACTTGCCACCGATGTTTAATGCGCGCTTTCTGTCTGGCTCAATTAGAGTTTGACAGTGAGGGCATTGCAGCCGAGCTTTTTCCGATGCCTTGACATAATCGGTATCATCACGATAGCCGACCATGTTAGCCATTGATGGCTCAAACCACTCGGAGCAACTAGGGCATTGCCAATAAAATCTACGTCTGTCACCACGGTTATATAGCGACAAAATACCGGTTGTTGGTGGTGCCTCATGTGTTGTCTTTGGATGATGCTTTATATCAACAATATCTTTGCCTGGTGAGCTCTCTACAAGCGTCATGCCGGCGCTCATAAATGTCGTTGTCCGCTTGGACGCTAAACTAAATCCATCACCCTCGCCGTCCACATCATCGGGCCAGCGATCATAGTCAGTTAATGCAACATATTTGTAATCGGATGATGACAAGACGTTGATAGATGGCCAGCCTATTTTTAACAGGTTGCCAGCTCTAAAATATTTGTCATGTACGTTATTGTCGTTACTGCGTGGACTTAATCTTTTTGCAATTTCGGGGGAGCATCTAAAAGTGCGGTCTAAGCGCTTGCGGCTGTGTTCGCTTGCTTTTTCTTGTGTCAACTGCACAAGTAAAAAATCAGATGGATCACAAATAATTGAGTACGTGATCCACCCATCAATCAAGCCAACTGTTTTACCTGTTCGAGCGGGCCCAACAAAAATAACGGCGTCATACTCACGAGAGTTTAAGCAATCCATAGGCTCAAGGATGTAAGGCGCTGTGTTTTTATCCCATTTTATGGAGTTACCACCGCCAACCGGCACACGCATATATTCTGCGACCGCCTCCGACACTTTCATTCGGCGAAGAGGTTTAAGTAGATTTGCAATATCTCGTCTAATATCTTTAGCTGATGCAAACATTATTGCTCCTCTGATTTATTATCGCCATCCTGTATATGTAATGACATTTGCAATTTAACGTCATCAATCACCTGTATTACACGAGTTGATTGTGCTGGAGTTAATGCACAATCACGCTCTAAAATATCTGGTAGTGTATCAAGAGCTTGCGATACCGCTTTAGCCAAAAAACTCATCTCTTGAGCAACTTCAAACGCCGGCACCAATTCGCCGGTGTCTCGCTCATATTTAAGTCTTTCATTTTCCGCCTGCCAAAATGCTCGTCTCTCAACAGGCGATAAACTATCAACATCCGCCGTCATTTTTTCAGCGAGTCCAATTTTGATTAAATCAGATAGTGCATAGAGCTTTAATTTGGAGTTGCTACCAATAGCAGGAGTAAGCCCTGCAACCCGTTGTGATACGGTTTGACGGTGCATTCCGACTAGTTCGGCGATCTGATTTATATTGAGTTTTAAGTCAAATAAATTATCCATGCCAAACCTGCCAAAAATCCAAAAACCTTAAAAAGATGATGATGCCCAAGAAGTCAAAAAACTGTCGAAAACCGCGCGCCCGAAACCCCGTGGAAAGGGGAATCCCCTCAGGAGTACCTTTTCCCGAAAAATATTTACAAAATATTTTGTGATTTTGTGATTAATCTCTTGCTTTTGTGTGTATGCGTGTGTATAATTACCTCAGATTAAGACGAAAGGAGATAGCATGCACTCAAGAGACTTAATCAAGGAGCTTAAAGCAAACGGTTGTGAGTTTGTAAGGCACGGCAAAGGAGACCACCAAATATGGCACTCTCCAAAAACCGGGAAGAATTTCCCAGTGCCACACCCGAAACAAGATTTACCAATCGGAACTTTAAAATCCATTAAAAAATCGGCAGGGCTTTAATAGCTCTGCCGAGCTTTAACGGAGGTAATATGTTATTTACAGTCGGCGTAGAAACGCCAAAAAAAGAGACTGAGGCGTTTGGGATGGCTGTCCCAGCCTTATTCACAGAGAGTTATAGTTGCTTTAGCGGTGCCGATAGTGTCGAAGATATTGTGCCAATGGTAACGGACGCAATACATAGCATGCTTGAGGTGATGCTAGACGATGGCTTTGATATATCAACAATTAAAGACAAAGGCTTTATGCACTACAAAACAGATCCGGAATTTGAATTTTGCGATACTTGGTTGTTAGTGGATGTTGATATAACCGCTTATTTTGGTAAGCGTCAGCGGATAAATATCACGCTGCCTCAGTATTTACTTGACCGTATAGATCAGCGTGTATCAACTAACCCAATTTATAAAGACCGTAGCCACTTTTTAGCGGTTGCATCGCAAAAAGAATTATCGTCATCTGTTTAATTTTGTAATATTTACATCACATAACTTAGATATAACCCCGATATTTTTTATACCAACCTCGGAATTAGATTTAAATTATATAGCATACACTTTTCTTTTTTATTCTTGCGAAAGTGTGAAAGACAAGTCATGGCGAGGATTACTTGTTTAGTCCTGCGCCATATTTGTATCTACAAGCCCCAAGTAATCGCTTTAACCGCCCACATTTGAGCGTCGATGATACGTTTAACTGCCTCATCTAATAGCATCTCTTTATCTGCTGTTAGTGTACCTTGGTTAAATGCGTCATCTTTATGTGCTATTACTTGGTTAATAGCTTGCGCAAAGCGTTGTTTACACTCTGC